AGATTACAATTAACTCATGTAGGTTACGGAAAATATGCCGATGTAAGAGGCAACGTAACTCATATGAGTAAAGCAGGTAAGCTTGTAAAACTTAGTCCACAAGAGCAAGGAGGAGAACAACAAGGTGGATCAGAAGAAGAAGGAGGAAGCGAAGGTAAGGTCGATCAAGGTAGCATATCTATTACTTTCGGAAGATTTAATCCACCTACTGTTGGGCATGAAGCTTTAATTAAGAAGGTATCATCCTCTTCAAAGGGTGGAGATTATAGAATATATCCAAGTAGATCAGAAGATCCTAAGAAGAATCCATTAGATGTTGGTACTAAGATCAAGTTTATGAAACAGGCATATCCTGAACATAAAAATGCCATTCAAAATAGTGAGGACATGAGAACCATCTTTGATGTTTTAGGAGCATTAGATGGTGAAGGTTATAGTGAAGTTAATATTGTAGTTGGTGGAGATAGAGTTAGTGAGTTTACTTCTTTATCTACTAAGTACAACGGTGATTTATATGATTTCAAAAAGATTAATGTAGTATCTGCTGGTGATAGAGACCCTGATGCTGATGGTGTTGAAGGTATGTCAGCATCTAAACTACGTAAGGCAGCAGCAGATGATGACTATGATACTTTTGTAAAAGGATGTCCTAAAGGATTGGGTAAGAAGGGATGTGAAGAATTGTTTAGTGCTGTACAGCAAGCTATGCAAGTACAAGTGTCAGAAGATTTTAATGAAGTTTCATATCAGTTATATGAGATTGCACCTAAATTAGATCCGAAGGGTTTGCGTGAAGCATACTTTCAACAAGGTCTTTATTCGGTAGGAGCCTATGTCGAGAACGTCAACACAGGGATCGTTTCTAAGATTGTTAGTCGTGGTAGCAATTATGTCATCTCTATTGATGAGCATGAGTCTATTTTTCGTACTTGGTTAAAGGATCTTGTAGAGGTAAATGATTTAAAATATTTTAACTGGACTCCTGCTGGTGAGGTTGGTACTAAAGAGTTAGATGATTATGTTCGTAAATTAACTCCAGGCGAATTCATTAGGAAGATAAATAAAAAGGATAAGACAGAAACTCCCATAGGATTAAGATGATCGATACTAGAAACAACCTACCTGATATGACCGATGCCTATGCTAAGGTTGTCGAAGAAGGTAAGAAGAAAGATCGTTGGCAAGACGACGATGGTGATGGTAAGTGGTACGAAAAAAGTGATGTAGATGGTAAGATCTCCAAGAGGGAGAAGGAAGAGAAGAAGAAAAATCAGAAGGAAGAAGTAGAGGTTGTTGATGAAATGCATGTGACTGCTTCTATGGGAAGACATGCTAAGAAGTGGAGAGAAGAACAAGCAGAGAAGCAAAGGAGAAAAGATAATCCTGCATACTATGCAGAAGTTGATAAAATCAGAGCTGCTAAAGCAAAGAGAGCTGCTAAAAAAGAAAAGAATTTAGCAAGTAATATGAAGAAGGAAGAAGTAGAAATAAATGAAATCTCTCCTGACCTAGCACTTAAAGCTTCTAAGGAAGCAGATAAGAAGCGTGGTAAACTTGCTGTTGCTGGTGATAAAGCAGGTGCTGCTAAGAAGTCTGCTCAAGCATCAAGACTATACAAAGCACAAGCTAAGAAGAGACTTAACAGAGAAGAGACTGAGATACTAGATGATCTTCTAGAGTCTGGTTTATTTACAGACGAAGAGATCGAATCAATTCTAAAAATGAATGTGGAGGAGTGATGCTCACTTTTAATCAACTTTCCGAAAAAAAATCTAAGATAAAAATCAATCCAAAGCAAGCAGATCTTAAAGAGAAGGTCAAGCATGGTGAGGATTGTGAATGTCAGAAGTGTGATGATCGTAGGGAAAAAGAAGAACCTACGGTAGAGTCAGTAGAAATAGAAGAAGAAAGAGCAGCACGTAAGATGACTCTTAGGAATCTACAGACTCTTAAGAAGAAGACTATACCTGCTAGTAAAAAGGCAGAGGCAAAAAGAAAGAAAGAAGGTAAGGGAGAATATTCTGCTGCGTATAAAAAGAAAGAGAGTGATGTCACCAATTACGATGACAAGGCACCTGCTAAGAAGAAAGTATCTGCAGTAAAGAAAGTAACACCTAAACCAAAGGCAAAGAAAAAGGAAGCACCAAGAACACAGAAGGGTGCTATGGCATATGATGGTCCTAATAAAGCAAGGAGTCAAGCTGCTGATAGAGTTAAGGCAAAGACAAAAGCAAAGCAAAAGACATTACCTAAGAAGAAGTCTGGTTTAGCTGATAGAGTAAGAGATGCTGTTAAGCAAGGTGTAAAGAGGCATAAGAAAGCAACTCAAGGTGCAAGAGTATTTGCAAAGGGTGCTGCTAAAGGTGCTAAAGATACAGTTAAATTTGCTGGTAAAGTTAAGAAAGTCTTTACAGGTGAAGGAGTAACTTTCAAATCATTTATTAAAGAAGCAACTCGTCTTAAGAAAGAGAAGGGTTATGATAAGGGAGGTACTAAGAAACCATCTGGAAAAAAGGATGCAGCACTAGCATTCGTTCTAGCTAAAATTAAGAAAGAGCATGGTGCTAGTGCAGTTGTAGGACAAGGAAGTAGACAGTCAAAGAAAGTGAAGGGTGCTAAGTCTACTGCTGGTACTGGAAAGTATAAGAAGGCAGCAGATCAAAAGAAGCAAACTGCTTCTGATGCTAAGAAAAGAGGATTCAAATCTTCTAAAGATTATGTAAATACTGTCGCAAGATACGGTGGTAAAGACAATTACGATAAGGGTAAGGGTCTTGGAACTTAATGAGTTAAGTGATCAGTTTAAAAAGGGGCTCAAAGATGAGCTCCTAACTCGTGCTGATAACGCACATAAAGAAGCAAAGAAAAAGAAAACCTTTAAAGATTTTCAGTCTGCTGGTAAATCTGCCAAGGAAAAAATCCGTTTCTATGATAAGAAAGGGAAGGGATATATTGTCAAAGGTAAAAAGAAATACGATTAAAAACTATGCCTCTACCAACAATTCCTTATGATGCTTGGTTTGATGACAAAGTAAATCCATTAGATCTTATGCCTATTGCTACGGATGAACCTTTGGATCTAGCACCTAGTTCTGTTGAACCAGATGATACGATTCATGAAAAAATGTATAGACTTGCTACAGAGAGTGGTAAACATACTACTGCTGGAGGGTCAGAAAAAATACAAAAGTAGCTATATAGATTAGGTTTTATTTTTTAATCATGGTAAACTTTTTAATGCCCATAGCTATCAGCATCATTAATAAAGCTGTTGATAGAATACCCGATGATCTTGATTCTGTAATCAAAGATTTCCTAATTAAACTACTCAGAAAAGCAGCAGCTAAGACTGGTAACAAAGTAGACGATCAACTTGTAGAAGCACTTCAGAAAGCTCTTCTTGAAGGCTAAAAATTTGGGACTTAGAGTCCCCTTTTTTTATAAATAATACTAGATTTAGATAGTATCAAGGAGATAAAAACATGGCACTTTGGGGTGTAACTGATGCAGACGAAGCGAAGCCAAAGTGGGCTGTGCGTGGAAGTGGTGTAGACCCTTCTAACATCTTTGCTACTGCTGATGGATGGGTACTTAGACATTATAAGAATGCTGCTAAGACCTCATACTGGGATGAAATTCTGGTATCTGTTGATGGATTAGTAGGAGCTGGTGGAAGAGGAACTAATACTGTTGGTAATGCTGACATTACTGCTGTGTTCTTTGAGGAGTCAACTTACGCTGCTGCTGCAACTGGAACAGTTATCGTTATCTACAACGAACTTGTTGATGTAACTAATGGTGCTACTCTTGTAGTTACTAACACTACAGATAGTGCAAGTATAACTGCAACTGCTGCTGCACAAACAGACGTAAACCGTGTTGAATTTACATTCACATGTGCTGCTGCAAGTAAGGTTCATACTATTGGTGCTCAGACAATATCTGGAACAATCGTTGATGCAAATACATCAACAGCATCTGATAAGGTATTCGTATTAGGCGATACTATTGGTGCAGGAGGATCTGGATCGACTAAAACAATCACTACAACTTAATAATATATGAAATTTGACGAACTGAATGAGGATACCTACATTCTGTTCGCCATTAAGCATTATGAGAATCCTCACTGTGTTACACGTGAGGATTTTGATGAGGACTTAAAACGTTTTAAATATCTCAAACGATTACTTAAAAGGTACGTTAGGGGTGGAGCATTAAGAACTCATTTGATTATTAATCATTTAATCATACTGTATAATGTTTTTGGTGAAGCAGCAACCCCTCTACTCTTCTATAAGTTAGAACGTGAGTACTGGGGTATTTTAAAAACTATACTTATCTATTTGAATAAATATCCTGTAGGGATGCTTCCTGAATTGGAAGAAGATCCAGATATACTGGAGGAGCTAGCAAAGGTATGAACGAAGAAATGCAAACAACTGGATTTACTGGTGGGGATGCTGCAACAGGTCCGACTGCTGGATATGATCCTGTCATGCGTATGAGAGCAAAGCGTAAGGCTTTAAAAGGTTTAGTTGCTCCTGGTAATAAGTTAAAAGCTGGTGGTAAAACTGTAAAGGAGAGTAAGGTAGATCGTTATGCTCCTAAGTCACATCTGTTTCAGTATAAAGTTTCTTTACCTGAAGTAGGAGAGACTATAGTTTATGCTAATAATCCAGCAGAACTTAGAATGAAGTTACGTCTTCTCATTAACTATCGTTACAGAGGTGACATAAAGATTGAAAGAATTATGCCTGGTAATGCAGCAAAGTTCTTTATGGATAAGAGGATGAATCATATGAAGAATGTTAAGGAGGGTAAAGAAAAAGGTCTTGATGGTAAGGCATGTTGGGATGGGTATAGTCTTAAGGGAACTAAGAAGAAAGGTGGTAAGACAGTTGATAACTGTGTGAAGAATGTTAAAGAGCAGACTGATGAGAAGCAGATGCAGAATCAGATAACTCGTCAGAAGCATACACTAGAGAAAAAGAAAGCAAATTTAAAGATTCAAACTATTCGTAAGCAGTTGCAGAAGAAGACACAGCAACTGAAAGCGAAGGGTCGTGTTGGTGGTAATACTCAAGACTATAATTGAATGATGGATGTCAACACTGCTATTCTAGAACGCCTGGAAAAGGTGGTGGAGACTCTTCAAGAAAACTCTGTGAAGATGGGGCAACTTCTTGCTGTCCATAATGAGAAGTTAGATAAGCAGGATAGAATTGATGCTGTATTGTTTGAGAAGGTGGAGTCAGTCCATCGTGAAGTAAACCGTAGAGCAGAGGAGATAAAGAAAGGTTGTGAAAGAGACATCAGAAAAGTCGATGACCGTCTTAGAACGATGGAAAAGAAAATGTGGTCTATCTTTGGTGGTCTTGCTATTATTAGTTTCATGGTTAGTCCAATCGGACAATCGGTCATAAAGAACTTGACAGATCAATCTCAAGCTAGTATGATAAAGGGAAGCGAAATCAATCGTATTGTCTGAGTTTGTTGATGCTCATTATGTAACACTTCTTTCTGGTAGACTGGACAAGTTTGCTAGGAAGAAAACTGATGTGTATAATTTTAGATGTCCCTATTGTGGGGACTCACAGAAGCACAAGAACAAGGCACGAGGGTATTTCTTTAGAATCAAAGCAGACATGGTATTCAAATGCCATAACTGTGGCGTAGGGAGGACGTTACCAAACTTCCTCAAGGATCAAGCACCAGATCTCTATGATGAGTACATCATGGAGAGATATAAGAAGGGAACTACAGGCAAAGGATCTTTTGTTCCCAAACCAAAATTTAATAAACCTGTATTCAAGAAGCATGGAAATCTTCAGAAAGTTTCTGAGCTAAATATTTCGCATCCAGCAAATGAATATATCTTAGGACGGCAATTAGATCCGTCCTTATTTTATTTTACAGACCAGTTTTGTACTTGGGTTAACACTCAGAAACCTACATTCACAGATGTTAGGAAAGATCACTCTCGTATTATCATTCCTTTCATAGATTCTGATGGAAAATGGTTTGGTTTTCAAGGAAGATCTCTGAATCCAAAAGATAAGATGAGATATATAAGTGTTATGTTGGATGAAAACAAACCTAAAATTTATGGACTCGACAGAATCAACATCAACAAACCAATCTACATCGTTGAAGG